GACCCCGAAACATGGTCAACAGTAAAACCCGGAACACTATCTATGCTTATAGGTAGTTTACATATATTTGCACGAGAGGAGGCCTTATTACTAAAAAAATGAGAATATCTAGAGCAGAACTGAATATTTCAATAGCCCAGCTAATAGCCAAAAGGTCTATCTGTGCAAGGCAAGGAGTAGGGGCAGTAGCTATAAGGGATGGTAGAATTATAGCCACAGGTTATAATGGCCCAACCCTTATAAGGGGATTAGAGAAATGTAACTGTGATGTATCTAAAGCCTGCACAGAATCAATCCATGCTGAAGCTAATCTAGTAGCCTTCTCTGCTCGTCATGGAGTACCATTAGAAGGTAGTACTATATTCATAACCCTTTCACCCTGTATGAAATGCGCAGAGCTAATGCTCCAGGCGGGGATTGCTGGGATAATATATTTAGAGGAATACCGAGATAAAACGGCTGTTGAATACCTAACTTTCCACGGGGTTTCCTGTGACAAATATGAAGACCTCCAACCTACCCTATAAAATAATAAGAACCGAGAAGGAACTCGATAAACTCATAGCCTTCTGCAAACAAACTGGCTATGCTTGTATCGACTTTGAAACTACCTCCACCGAATTCCAAAACCCCAATGAGTACCCCACTATTCTAGGGGTTTCTTTTCAACCAGGCTCAGCTTGGATTATACCATTAGGCCATTTTGAATCCCCCTTTAAACAAAACTTCCCAAAAATACTTAGGAAATTTTCCAGAGAAGTCCTCGAAGATATCAACATTACCAAGGTGGGTTGGAACTTTAAATTCGAGGAAAAATGGCTAATAAGATATGGCTGTAAAGTAATAGGCCGTGTATTTGATGGTATGATGGCTAAGTATTTACTTGATGAGGAAAGGCCATTTGGTTTAAAAGAAATTGTAAGGAAATTAGTCCCCGACTTTAAGGATTATGAATATGAAGTAAGCGCCCTGGTTAAAAAACATGGCTGGGCGGGAGTACCACTGGACAAACTCTCTCTTTACTGTGCCAAGGATTGTCACCTGGAGTTCCTACTAATGCTTTATTTCGAAAAGAGGTTAATTAAGGGGGGATTTTATGATCTATTCCGTAACCTAATCATGCCCCGTATCAGGGGGTTAGCTGAATGCGAATATTCGGGAGCTTTAATTGACAAGGCCTACCTCGAAAAGCTAATGAATGATTATGAAACTAAGATAGTTAAGCTGGAAAAGCAATTAAAATCCCACATCAGGCTTAAGAAATTTGAAAGGAAGGAAAAACGGTTAAAAATAAAGTTACTTATTCAAAATATACAGGCTGAGATAGATGAGTTAGAAGAGTCAGATAAGCCTAATAAGGATAGGTTGATAAAAAACCGAGAAGATAAGATACAAAGGATAACCATGGGTGAACTAAGTAAGAAGGAAACCTATGAAGGCTTAAACTTTGCGAGCCCTTCTCAACTAGTAAGGTTCTTTTTCACCTCCCGGTATGGTTTAAAGTTCCCCATACTAAAGTATACCCTTGATAAAAATAACCAGCCAACCGATACTCCCTCAACTGATGAGGAAACACTATTAAAGTTAGCTAAAAAGGATAAATCTGGGTTCATTAATGCACTGCTAGAGTTACGTGGTTTACAAAAACTATATTCTACTTACATTAAAGGAACTTACCAACTCTTAGATCACAAAAACCGCATTCATCCAAGCTTCCAATTACATGGTACTGTAACGGGGCGTGCTTCCTGCGTATCTCCCAACCTTCAGAATATTCCCCGAGATACAACCTCCTCGGATATAAAGAAAATGTTCATAGCTCCTAAGGGACATGTCCTATTAGAATTAGACTATAGCCAGGCAGAGCTAAGGGTGGTAGCTGAGATAGCTAATGAGCCTACTATGCTCGAATGGTTTAGAACCGGTAGGAATATTCACGTAGCTTCTGCTTGCCGAGCTAACAAGGTTGAAGATAGGTATGATGAGATTCTTAAGATTACTAAGAATGAAGATCACCCTGATCACGTATTCTGGACAAAGAAAAAGAAGATAGCTAAGACCATTAACTTCGGTATCTTATATGAACAGTCCCCCATGAAATTAAAGGAGACACTTGAAAAAGACGGAGAGAAGGTTTCAGTAGATGAAGCCCAACGTTATATGGATAATTGGTTTAAAGACTTCCCCCGTATTAAGAAGTTCATCCAGAACCAACATAGGATGGTAAAAGCCCAAGGCTATGTTAAAACTATGTTTGGCCAGAAAAGAAGGTTACCTGATATATATTCAAGTCACTACGGTAAAATGTTAGCAGCTCAAAGGCAATCTTCTAACAGCCCCATCCAAGGAACCGCTGCACAGTTTGGTCACTTTAGTTCAGTTATCATCCGACAAAGAAGAATGACGGGTCAATTAAGGGGGATAACCCAAGAGGTATATAATGTCCATGACTCCTTAGGCTTCTATGTTAAACCCGAATACCTACATGAATTAGTACCTCAACTGGTAGAGATATGCGCTAACCCCGAGACTAAGCAGTATTTCGGATTTGAACTAAAGAAAGTAAAGATGCAGGTAAATGCCGAGGTAGCTTTAGACTGGGGCAACTTAAGGGGCTACAAAGAAACAGAAGATTACACTAAATTAAGATAAAATGGCAACTTAATTGCCACTAACGGTTGAGGCTAAAAGACAACTATGAAAAAATTATTGAATACACTATTGGTATATCCTGGTTAGTCTGGGGTATTGGAATAGAATTAACAATTATAAAACCCAAAAAGAAATGAGAATAGCAATCTGTGGCCCTTCAGGGGCAGGCAAGACAACTCTTGCAAAGTACATTAGTGAAAAGCATGGTATTCCATACCGCTTTACTGATGGGGTAGCACTAAGGGAAAAGTATGGCTTTCAAAGTCATAAGGACATCATTAAGGCCTGCATTACTGATCCGGGCCTGGGTGTTCAATATCAAAAGGAATTGTTTGACGAACGTGCTTCTAAGTCCCTACACGAACATTATGTAATGGATAGGTCACCATTAGATAACATAGCCTACTTCTTAATGCAATTGTCTCCAATGGTAAGTGATGCAGTAACAAATGATTACCTGGAGAAAGCCAAGTTAGTGGCTCGTAATAATGTTGATCTCTACATACTAATACCCCCTCAGGCATTCCCCGAAGATGATGGGGTAAGGGTACAAAATTCTTATTACCAAAAGATGAGCTGGGAGATGATGAAGTATGCCTACAGTTTAACCTTCGGGGTAGACAAAGAGGGGGTAGACTTAGTTGAATACGATGAGAAAGGAGATTATTACTTTACCTTTTTATTTGGTAGAACTCCTAAGCATATAGGGGTACTTACCCTTTTAAAGTGGGACCTGGAACAACGTAAAAGATTGGTAGACTTAGCAATAGCGCAAGTGGGAAAACTAATATAGAAACTTGAATTCAGGTATCTATTCTTATATATAAAATCCCAATTTTTTATCTCATGCCCAAGGTCCTTTTAAAATATTCGGTTGAGTCTTCTTTGATGGATATCACTATCAAGTATGGTAAAGAAACCTTTACATTCAATCTTTACCAGGAAACTAAGATAGCCTTATCTTCTACTCAGGAGGCTAAGACCCACCCCCCGGCCTATGCTTTCCTAACCATGCTCAATGATAACCTTACTAGAAAAGTTTCCGATAAGGAGAATGAAGTTAAAAGGTTATATAGTAAATTGTACCTAAAATACAAAGAACGAAATAATGCAAAAACCCAAAGGCCCAATTCCGATGATATGGCACGGGAACTGGTTATAAATAATAAAACTTTCCAGGCCCTTGAAGATGAGCTAGAAAAGATAAGGTTTGATAAAAACCGTATCGTATCCTGTGTAAGGGCTTTTGAGGCAAGACAGAATTTAATTCAAACAATAGCAGCAAATAACCGTAAAGAGAAAAACTAAATCACTATGTCATTAAGATCAAAGCTACTCCAGCGTAAAAAGGAGCTTGACTCAAAAGGATCGGGTAAATATCCGTATATCCTTTTTAAAGATGAGGGGACTAAAAGGATGAGACCCCTCCCAGTAGGAGAAGAATTAGACTGGGCCCAAGAGGTAGTCTATTTCTATCTTGGTAGTACCATCAAGGGCTATATATCACCCGCTACATTTGGTGAACCCTGTGCTATCATGGAACTTTACA